TGCGACTGCTGATAATGTAAAGTCTCCTAATGTAGATGCCATATATTTTTATTTATACTGGAGCATTCACTTGCATCGAATCATTACCAAAAATCTTAAAAAAATCTCAAATTTGCTAAAGCTGCATCTGCTAAATATGTTTTTTTAAAAAAGCAGCCATCGCCACTTTAATCGAGCAACAGGTGGTCACAGGCACCGCGAGAACCATTGTTGTTATCAGAGTAAGTGGGAGAATCACCCCACTGGGAACAACGAGATCCGGAATTGGAATTGGGAGAATTAGTCAAGTAGCCGCCAAAACAGACAACATTTTCCATCTGATATGTTGATCCTCTTCCTTGTGTGTTTGCTGCCCAACTTGCAGCTGCGGCACCACCACCAAATTCATCACCCCAAGTATCAATGCATCCTGTTGATTGAATAACACCCCATTTGGAAGTAAATGTATTCCAAGGTGATGTAGCTCCGGTTCCTGTTACTCCAGTTGTGGGAACATCCGTTCCACCGGAGCTAGTTGCCTCAGTTGTTCCGTATGCAGCAGCAGCAAATTCGGAATAGGTTAAACCTCTTTTGCCATGGGAGTGAAAAACTTCCATGAAATTCCACCAGTTTCCATTTGCATATGCAGTAGTCCCGTTTCCTCCAAATTCAATAGGAACTTTTGGAGGGGTTCCACCATCTGCAATAGTAACATTATATTTGGAGGTTCCATTTACAGTATGGTCAACACCGCAAAGGTAAATATCAACCCAAAAAGAGTCAGCAACAAGGGTCATGCCTCTTGGATCAGGACAATTTGGGCGGAACTTTAAATCCCAGAATGAATATTCGTTTATCTGTGGAGTTGTATTGCCACCAGCTTGGGCTGTTGCATTGCTTCCTGCTGCATAGTGAAACCCTCCAATTTTTCTAGAGCCAACGACAGGACCGGATGTATGGTTTGAAGTGGCTTCAAGTGTACCGTCTGGTTTTGCCCAGATAGCATAATCCGTTCCAACGGTTGGGGATGGCATGGAAACAACGGTTCCTGAATTGATTTGAACATACCCTCCGTTAACTTCAACATATAGTGTAACACCAGTAGATACCGCAAAATCAGCTGTTTTCGCAAATGCAACAATAGATGGATCACTTTTTCTAAAAAGACCATACGATTCACCAAATACATTCGTGAAAGATGGGGCTATAATCCCACTCACGGCTTTTGATATCGTTGAAACGGTCCAACGTCTTTCTCCGTTCAATGCTGCCTCGTCATAACCAACGATAAAATCATCTGCTGCTGCGACTGCTGATAATTGAAAATTTGCTAATGTACTTGGCATATATTTTTATTTATATTCAAAGTTTCTTTTTTTAAAGAAGATGTGAGAGAAATCAAAAAGGATCAAGTATTTCTCCATCAAATCCAAAAATCTGGAAATCTTCAAAACTAACTATTCCCCTATCTTTTAATGGATATATGTCTTGTCCTCCACCAAGTTCCCTCATTTGAATTTTATCTATAAGAGTTACAATGCCTTGACCATAAATTGGAGTTGGTGTTGGTGTTGGAGATGGTGGCGATGCAAGTTGATACAAAGATGATTTCCCATGTAAATATTGACCATCCGATAAAAATTGAAATTTTCTTAAAAATATTCCGCTTGATGTGTTATATGTATTCTGATCGCTTGGAAATTTATATTTTACACTATTAAATGTGACTTGAACTGGATTGCTGCTCGCATCCATTATCAATACCAGATGATAAATTCCTCCTTTTTTATTTCCACTGAAATCTGAAATATAAGAATCCGTATCTGTTATATAGGTTGTTACTTGACCCGCACTTAAATCCAA